CCAAACTTCCTGTCGCTGGCCGTGAACTGCCAGAGTCTTTCTCATACACCAACCCGCAGCCTCGGGTGCGCGAGTCGCCTGGGCTTCGTCAGGTTACGGGCGTCACGCAAATCTCTCCCAAGAACGAAGCCGAGAAAGAAATGGATCGGCTTCAGATTAAGGAGTTTGAGATATTCAAGCGCACGGGGGATGTTGATGCAGACAGGCTTGTTGCATCAAAGTCTGCTTCATTAATTAATGATGTTGTCTCAAAGTTTGTGTCTTCTCCTGAGTATGCAAACAAAACCAATTCTCAAAAGCGATATATTTTCAAACAACTTTTGTCTGAGGTTAATTCCGCCGCCCGTCAACAGGCGATGAAAGAAACCCCGGATGCGTTTTTGAAGGATGTTATTAAGAAGGCGCTAAGCAAGGATGAACTTCGCATTCTGGAAGAGGCAGGCGTCAAGTTCCCAGAGAAGAAGGCAGAGGGCGGGCTAGTTACTCCTGGGAACATTGATGTATCCAAGCTCCCCGCTGTACGCAATCCAGATGGTACTTACAGCACCGTCCGATCTATGGGCGTTAACATTAATGGTAAAGAAGTTCTTATTCCCACTGTCGTAAATGGCAGGGTTGTTTCTGAAAAAGAAGCCATTGATGCTTACTTAAAAACAGGAAGACACTTAGGAATTTTTTCTAGTCCCGAAGCCTCTACTGCTTACGCCCAGCGCCTTCACGAGCAGGAGGCACAGCGAATTAAGAAAGCCAAAGGCGGCGTGGTTTATACCCCCGCAGAAGAAGTCTTGCTAAGAAGATACGCAAGCAGGTAGAGTCAAGCCCATGAAAAAGAAGGACAAGTACACGCCTGTCCAGATCGAGGACGGCAAGTGGTATCGCGTCCGTGGGTATACGCACACGGAGTGTTGCGACTGCGCTTTGGTTCACAAGGAAGAGTTCCGGATGGTCGATGGGCACTTGGAGTGGAGAGCCACCCGAGATGACAAGGCCACCGACAAGCGCCGTAAAGAACTTGGAATAAAGGTGGATCGTGCCAAAGAGAATATCTGACGAAGAGTTCATATCAACTTGGATCAGACTTAAAAAGCCTAATGAAATAGCAAAAGAACTGGGGGTGTCGCAAAGGCCAATGATGTCCCGTCGCCGCAATCTTGAAGCCAAGTACGGGATTGCGCTGCCCACAGTTAACAAGAACAACTCTCAAAGTGATAAAACCCTGAAGGGGCACAGGGTATCCAAGATTGCTGAGGACCGAGCCCGGCGGTACGAATCAGAGATGCTCGATACGCTGGACGAAGGCGTAGTAATGATTGCTTCAGATGCGCACTACTGGCCCGGCATCGTGAGCCCAGCGCATGAAGCGTTCTGTAGATTAGCCAAGAAACTTAGTCCAAAAATGATCGTGCTGAATGGCGACATCTTGGACGGTGCCCGCATCAGCCGGCATGCCCGGATCATGTGGGAAAAGCAGCCTGAGCTAAAGGAAGAGATCCACGCTGTACAGGATCGGTGCGCGGAGATTGAGCGTGCTGCGGGTAATGCGAAGCTCATCAGGACGATTGGCAATCACGATGCTCGCTTTGAAAACTACCTGTCTGGCCGGATTGGCGAGTTTGAAGAAATGACCGGAACTACCCTGCTTGACTATCTGCCTCGGTGGAGAGCGGGCTGGTGCTTGCATTTGAACAGGGAGCAAGATGGTTGGCTTGCGATCCGGCATCGACCTGTATCCGGTGGGATACACGCCTCCTATAACAGCACCCTAAAGGCTGGCGTCTCTTACGCGCACGGGCACCTTCACAAGCTTCAGGTAACGCCCTGGGCGGACTATCGCGGCCGGCGGTATGGTGTAGACACCGGTACCCTTGCTGAGCCTTACGGGCCTCAGTTCAACTATGCCGAAGCCGGCCCGGTCAACTGGGCGTCGGGCTTTGCGGTCATTACCTTCAAGGGCGGCAAGATGCTTCAGCCCGAGCTGTGCGTGGTCGAGCACGGCAAGGCATGGTTTAGAGGGGAAGAGATATGACTCGCTGCCAACAGTGCAGGCACTTCATCAAGACCTACGAGGACGAGGGCTGGTGCTCGAACGGTAAGTACTCCGGGTTTATCGAAGTCAAGTTCAACGAAGAGCGGTGCAAGGGAGAAGGCTTCGTTAGGGAAACCGAACTCCCTCTGACTCAGCCTTCTGCGCCTGAAGCGAATCCACATACGCTGTGATGATGGCTTCAATTAACTCATCGTATTGAGTAGGCGTAAAATCAAGGAAGTTGTACACCCCGATAGCCTCAATGAAGTACCCACCGGCAGCGGCTGCGTCGTTGATAGCGGCTTGTTCGTTTGGCGACTTGTCGATCATGTAATCATCCACGCACTTTAGTGAACAAAACCTGGCTGTTCGTCGGGTTTCCCCCGGTGGCGGGGAGTACATGAACCCTCTCGCCTCCCGATGACACATCGGGCATAAACCGAAACTCCGTAATCTCTGTGTACTTGCCATTCTTCTGAACCTTGATCTCGGTGGGTTTGAGTAATGCATCTGCATTACCAAGGGCGTCTGCGGTCGAGGTCGGCAGGATGCCGGGACCCTTCATGCGCTTGCGCCACCACTTCACTGCCTTGTCTCGAGGGTAACCCTTGTGGTCGAAGCAGACCCACTCCCGAAACACTTCCATTCCGGATCGATATTCCACGCGCATTGAGTCCGGCTTGCCCGGCTTATTGTGCCGGCGATAGAAGACCGCATTGACCTTCTTCCACTCGGCCGGAGCGTCCACGCTCATAATCGGCAGCGTCGTCGCCGTAGAGGCGATCTCAGGCTCTCTAGGGGGCCAGACATATCCACAGTCGGGACATTCCATGGAGCCCGCAAAAACGATGCTATGGCATTCTGGGCATGTCTTGGTCGGAGCCTCGCCGCCCTCTTCGCTACGCCGGGGCTTCTTGGGATTGACCTTATCCACCGGCCCGTGTCGGGCGACGTTGCCCGCAAAGTCCAGCACCAGGCAGTCCGTCTTGCCGGGCGAGTTACGCATCCCCCGTCCCATGATCTGTATGTACAAGCCGGTTGAGCAGGTAGGTCTAAGCACCGCAAGGAGGTCCACATTCGGGGCGTTGAACCCGGTCGTCAGAACTCCCATAGATGCAATAGCCCGCAGCCTGCCGGCCTTAAAGTCGCGGATGATCTCGTCCCGCTCTACCCTTGGGGTGTCCCCAAAAATGGTTGCACAGTCGATGCTGTGCTTTCCCAGCAGCGAAGCAATGTGGGTGGCGTGACTCACGCCAGAGCAGAAGATCAGCCACGAGCGCCGGTCCTTCCCGTACTCCAGAATCTCCTCCACCACGGCAGCGTTGATGTCGTCCTTGTCAACGGCTTTCTCGAGTTCCCCTTGGATATACTCGCCGCCTCGCATTCCAACCCCGCTCACCCCCAGCTGCGTCTTGGGTTGCTTAGATACCAACTTGGTAAGGAACCCCTCGCGCACCATGTCGGAAAGCGGAGCCTCGTACGAGACCGAATCAAACAGCGCATCCTTGCCGTCGTACAGGAGCCCCGAGTCCAGCCGATATGGTGTAGCAGTTAACCCAATCACCCGCATGTCCGGGTTCATCACCTTCAGATTGTTCAGAAACTTCTGATACATCGTGTTGGTTTTGCGCGGAATTAGATGCGCTTCGTCAATCAAAACGATATCGACCTTGACGAACTTCGATGCCTTTGAATGCACCGACTGAATCCCACAAAACACAATCGAAGGTTCGTACTCGCGCTTGTTCAACCCGGCGGAGTTGATGCCGGCCGGGGCTTCGGGCCAGAGACTCTTCAGTTCATCGTAGTTCTGCCTGATCAACTCGCGAACGTGCGTCACTACCAGAATCTTCGTATCCGCCCACTGGCCGAGAACCAACCGGCAGAACTCCGCAATCACCAGGCTCTTCCCTGTGCCAGTCGGCAGGACGATGACGGGGTTGCCATCATTCTCCTGCATGTAGCGCATGGTGGCTTCGATGGATTCCTCTTGGTAGTAGCGCAGTTTAATCACGAGTCAAGTTCCTGTTTCGGTAATGATTTAATAATTTCTTTTGCGACATGTTTCACATGTTCAAGCTCTCTGTCAGAGAACGACATGATCAGGCTATATGCATACAAATCTAGTGCTTTCAAAATGATGAGCAAATCTTCTCCGGTGAGTAGCATCGTTGACTCAACGTCGTCGTCCGATACTTCATCTGGATCTATGCTGCGGTGTCTGTCCATACCGATCCGTCCCTCATCAGATACTCAACCCAGTTAGGGCCAGAGTTTATCTGCTCTCCCGGTATCAGATCGGGAACAAACAAGTGGTGTTCGCAGCCTCGTTTCTGCACTTCAAGATCCAAGCTCTTGTTATGCCACTCACATTTCCACCCGCCAGTCGGAAGCGGTGTACTGTGCAAGCAGGTCCTGCACGATTTCTGTCTCGGCATATCGTCGCCGTGGCACATCTGACTAAAGGTGCAGTACTTGCACTCGTGCCATGCCGGGTCGTTCGACAGTTTGCCCGGAGGCTTCGGAGCGAAGATGACGCGCTTCGCCTTCTCGACAAACATCTCCGCCTCTTCTTGTACGTACAACGTACACACACTCATCAGATCGCGAACGCCGGGTGAGGCTGCGGTAAGGTAGTGCTTCTTCGTCCCAAAGAAATGCATGTAGATCTGAGCCTGCGCGTAGTACACGTAGTCCCAGTTCTTCAGCGCGGTGGATTCATCCGTGAAGCGCAACTTCTGCAACTTCTTAAACTTGTTCTCGTTGATGACCTTGCACTCCCAGACGTAGAGTTCGTCCGGGTCTTGCAAGAGACCATCTATAAGCCCGTCGCAGTTGCCGCGAAAGTGCCCGCCGATTGCCTCAAAAGAATGCTGAACACCGGGTTCCTTTTCCGTGGAAAGATTAACGCCAGGCACAAGGCGAAGCATGTCTGCAACTACCTGTTCGCCCCGATGTCCATCATTGATTCGTCGCAGCCCACCGGCTTCGATAAAGCCTCGCCTGACCCAGCGAAAGTTAAACCATAACTTCCGCTCACAAGGGTCTCCCACAGCAGATGCACCAAGGTATCCGCGTGGACTATTTTCTTGCAAAGATTCCATCGCAGCGTCTACAGCGCGCAACGTGAGATCTTCAGTGTCTGGAATCTTGACCATTTCTCCTCCAAGGGGAG